AATAAAGAAAGGGTGAGAAAACTGAAAACCTCACCCTTATTGCATCTCTCAGATCTGCGCGATTGCGCTATGATGCGAAACTTATCTACAAGTGGTTGCCGTAGGCTCCTTGAGAAGCACGCCCAGCTGATTCATGAGTCCTTCAGCTGTTGAAGGTTCTGTATCGGGCAGAGCTACCCGCTGTAGAAAGAACTCATATAACTTCAATGCCTCATCATAATCGTAGCTGGCAAATCCTCCATGAGAGTCCCTTTTAAAAGTATTCTCAAGAGCATACTTCATAAGGTCTGCCTTAGTGCGGATATGACCGCATCCGTTAAAGTTGATGTATTCCATAAAAACAAGTTTTAAAACACCTCAACATAAGGCAAACCACATGCCATCTATCGTACTGCGAACTAACTTTCTTTATTTCCAATCAAAGACTTGAAGGACCTTAGCGTTAGCCTCATATAGCTGATTCCAGTCAAACTTCACATAGATACTGTTCATTTTATTTCTTTCATCAGCATGAGACATACCGACGGATATCACTCTGTCATCTATATTACATTTTGAGCTACCAGCGACCGTTCCCCATGAATGACGAGCCGCGTAGAACGTAAAATCCTGCTGTTTGTAGCGCTTCTGCCAAATCCTCAACCCCTGATTCAAAGCTGTAGTAAATACATCTCTGTTAGCATAGCGTTTATGATAATCGAACTGTTTCTCTAAGTCTTTATAGTCTTTCATGATCATCTGGATACAAGGCTCGATGCGGACAAACATCTCAGCTTTGTCATCCTTCCTATCCGTTGTCTTGGATCTGAAATAATGTACTATACCTTTCTTAGCTTTTTCACACATAAACATATCTGTCGCATTGATACCACATAGACCAAAGCTGATAAGAAAGGCATCTACAGCCATGCGTATTCTTCCAGTAAGCTCCTTCCTTGTGTCTATCATCATCTGGATAACCTCAACTGGGATAGCTTTATGAACTGACGCAGGAATCTTAGGAACGCTGTAGTATTCAAATGGATCGTTAGGGATGCGAAATATTCCGAGATCAGGGTCATTAAACTCTTTCCTGGCGCAGTTATAGATATGACGGAATGCACCGATATACTGAGACGGAGCCCTGCGGCCCTTGGTCTTTTTTATCTGCTTTTCTGTTCCGGTTCTCCAGTTGACCTTGACTACAGGCTCATTTATGATAAACTCCTCAAAGGCATAGAGGTTACGCACAGTGATTTCCTTGATATCAGGATGACGACCCTTAAAGAATCGAAGCAAGGCGTTAAGAGATGTCCTATACACATCTCCAGTTCCTTTCTTTTTTTTGTCTGCCACCTTAAGACCATACTCAATGAAATCAAGCTCGAAGATTTCCGGCTCAGCCAGCTTAGCATCGATATACTCCACGACATCCTCAACGGTCATAGACTTCAGCTTGTAATGCTCGATAGAGTCAGCCGCCTTTCTCATTCTCTTTTTAAGATCATCAGCAAGGTCCTTCTTGTCTTCGTCTTTGATATTGCCACTTTTTGTCAAGTCTTCCGGCAAAATGGCTATATTTGTGCGGATATATTTACTCCTTCTTTGGTGCGTCACCCTTATTCTGAGGAAGTTGGAGCCATCCGCCTTCTTATAGCGGTCATCGAGTAAAATCTTGAATGTAACACCCATTTTTGCAAAACATTTGTAAAACAAACCCGATGCGAATATATGTGATTATCCCATTAAATCCAATATATCGCCCTTAAATAATCTTGCATTTGAGCAACATTAAAAGTCGGAAATCGCTTATTTTCAGCAACTTCCGACTTAACGTAGCCCCGAGCAGAATCGAACTGCTATCTAAAGTTTAGGAAACCTTTCACTATTTTGTATCTTATGTCACTTACTTTCAGTACGTTACATCATTTATATTTTTATAGTTTTATATAAATTGTAAAACAAATGTAAAACTATACCTATTATATTATTAGGTTAAACCAGCTATAACTTGTAGTATTCTCGCACAAAATTAGGTCTATCTGGATCTTTTAAAGACTCTACTGCCATCATATAAAAATAACGAGGTTCCTGATCTGAAGGAACAAACTCAGACGAACTCTTATGATGGTCCGAATACTTCATATTGGCTGTTACCCATAAAGCCCATGAATTATAATAAGGTTCATCTGTCATGTTTCCACCTACAGACTCAACAGCATCCTTAAAAGTCTCATATGACCAGTGAGGCCCCCGTGTTCCATCTTGATTCAGCAGCTTAGACGCAATCTGCTCCGCTTCAGATTTAGACAGATAATTATGCCACTTACCAGCTTCGAGCTTAGTGAGCCACATTTCCGCAATTTCAGGATGTTTATCAGCGAGAGAATGGAATATCCACTTTTCAGCTTCGCCAAAAATCATCATCTTTTTCGGGTCTTTTGCCGTAGCCATATCATCATACAGCTCGTCGTACATTTTCTTTAGGTCTTCCATATATTTTAACAGTTATTACAACCACTTTTAAATTTAGGAAGTGGTTTATATTTAACATTTTTACGTTTTAAAAGCAGCTGCGCTTCGTGAACAATAACGTCTGACGATTCTTTAAGGTCATCATCTATTTGTTTCCTTTTTGCCATAACCAGTCATACAGATTATTTAAAAACATCAAAACGATATTAAAGTAATGTGATAGGTATGCCATTAAAACGGATAGCAATAATGCCATGACAAGACTACATTTCGACATTACCAGCACAAAAAACACGCACCAGAAAGAAAGGCATTTAGAACATTTGGCAATCTTAAAAACGACGCCTGCAATGGCCTGAGATAGGCCCAAATGCTGTGCAAGGCACGCACCAATCATGACTATTATTGCTATCCAGATCATGGCTATGCCACCGTTACTACCAGCGGAGTCTCACTCACGAATGATCTTCCGCAGCTCTGACATGCACCCACGCTGACGTTATTGATGCTCACGCCTTGCGACAAAGTCACATTTGCCGGAGCAGTGGCAGAGGCAATAGGGATAGTGAAGGTCTGAGACACCAACTGAGATTTGGTACAGCATACGTTCTGGCCACAAGGAACGTAGGAGATCACACCTTCCACCTTGATTGTTGCAACGTACTCGCCGGTTCCTACCTGAGATACGCTCTCAAGAGAGAAAGACGGATTGAAGACCGGAGTCTGGTCAGCACAGGCCGGCCAGCACAGTCGCTGAGAGATGTTCACCTGAAAATAGTACGGCGAGGCGACGGAGCCGGCAGCTAACACCGGAGTGATCACTGCTGAATTGATTTTGTTACAACTCATAACACTTAAATATTTATGCCCTCTACTGTTTCACTTTTCACCGCGCCGAGAGCGTTAGGCTCGGAGTTGTTTATGTATAGCGCAGATTTCAATGCGTCAATATCCTGACGGATAATGGCAATCTCTTCTGATAATGCCACTATGTTTGCGTTAGTAGCTTCGAGTCCGAAAAGGATCTGTTCGAAGATGTTTCTAGGCTGCTTTTCCATCATTTAAAGTATTGATTAACTATATAACTGTCCTTGAACTTGTCTATAGCATTTGCTAGCTTGTCAGCAGTGATAAGTATGCCGGACTGATACTTGTCCTTTACCAGATTGATGGCCGAGCGCTGCACCCTTGCAGCTTCTTCCTCTGTCTCGGCATACACGTAAATCTCGATCTTGTATGGCTGCATAACTATTCAGGAATTGGTGGGACATTTGGAACCGGGGCACCCGCTGCACCTATCGGAACTCCGCCCCTTGCTGATTGTATAAAATTGTATGCACCGATGATCTTGTCCTGGTTCTGATCTAACCATCCGAAAATTTCTCCTGCCACGCCCTTGATCTGATCGAAGGTCGAAGGCGGTCTCACATCAAAGTCAGGAAGACTCTCGATGTCCTTCACCAGAAACTCGTAGAGCTCGGCAGCCTTGGCAACGTCATTGTTGCAAGCTCTGATGCAGCTCATCTTCAAGCTCATCTTTGATGTCGGTACGATCTCATTCATGTTGATAGCCGGTTTGCCAAACATAATGTTCTGGATTTAGCAGACAGAGAGATGTCTCCACCTCTCTGCCCGAAACAGATTACTGACCGCAAGAGTCGCAGCCGCATGGCTGAGGAGCGCTGTAGCGGCACACTCTCAGAAAGTTACAGCCGCCGATAGCGGAGTTGAGACCGTTGTTCTGCATCGCAAAAGCTGCTGCAGCGGCATTCGCTCCGGCTCCGGAAAATGCACCGGCTCCGGTCTGCACGTCCACATACTGTGTAGTAGTAGGAGCGTGGTAGTTCTGCCATGCCTCACGTGACTGGCGTTCCTGGATCATGCCCTGAGCGATAATGTCGATTGCTCTCTCGTTTCCTTTTGCGCGAGCCTTTGATGTAGCATTCATTGTTGCTGCAACCGCAACCACAGCAGCTGCTGCCGCGCCGGCAATAGCTACTGCAGCGATCGCAGTACCGCTAGCTCTCTTTCTGTCATGATAGCCATATCCGGCATCACATGTGTAACCGTACTTGCGTTGCTCATAGAGAGCGAGATCGCCAGGTGTTAGATAATTATTACCTTCCATAATAGAACATATTAGTGCCCTCTAACGCCTTTGGGCTTTGGCAGAATATCTAATAATATTCTGCCGCAAAGGTTATATATATCACACCCTCAACCTATCAGTTGATTCAGAGTATCTTCGCGGCTTGTTCCCAGTTGATTCGTAACATAGGATCCGGCGAATAACGCACTCTGTCGTCAAAGCTCTGTACTATCTTTTGAACCCATCGTACAGAGACATTCATTATGGGAGCTATCTGAGTAGGATAATACCCAGCATCTCTCATCAACATTACAATCAAGCATCTGGCATCCACGAGCTCTCTCAAGCGCCTCTTGCCAATAATCTCACCCTCTGTCAATCCTGTAAGGCTAGATACCACCTCAACAGTCTTCTTGTAATACTCATTAGCTCCCATTGTCTAACTTACTAACCGACAAGCTAGAAAACAAAAAAAGAGCCACAATATTATTGTGACTCATAAAGTTACTTCATACAAAAGCGCCTCTTATTTCATAGCAAGAAAAAGCCTAGTTGTGTCATGTTAAAGCACATTTACCTACATCTATTGTACAGTTTTGCACATCTGAATGACCATTATAGCCTTATTATGTTTAGCATTTGTGCATTTATGTACATTACATGAAGAATTTTGACAGCTTCCATATCAGCCATCCTAAGACCGCTATCAGAAAAGAGTAGCCTATCGTCATTATAAATTTTTGCCACCGGCTAAGCTCTTTCTTTACTTCTATACGTTCAACAGTCTTCAGGTAGCGAATCAATCCCTTATCTTCTGTTCTGATTCGTTCCGGGATAGTCACCCTTATCGGAATGACCGCTTCGGCTCTGTTGCGTAAAGAATGGTGCAATATCCCATCCTTTACGAATGCCTCACTCTCAGCCACTGACGTCTGAAGGAATGAAGTGTCGGTGTCCGGTAGCTTGGCCTTGTCCTCGCCCATAGGAATCGGAACAAAGATGATGCTGTCACGCAGGATCAAGGAATCCTTGATATGGATTACCGTTGAATCCCTCTGCTGAATCACCACCTTCGGAGCTGCACAAGATGCTACGACAAATATCAGCGCGATATAAGCAAGTCTATTTGCCATTTTCAAGTCGTTTTAATCGGTTCATCCATCCGTGCAAATTGACCTTCTGCCGAGGGTCATTCCGCACGATCCTCTCAAACCATCCACGCCTTGCAGTCATTATCCTGCGATATAACTCATCGGCATCACCTCCATTGATCGCTCCGAGCGTGATAGTCCCGACACAGCCATCTGGCCGTACACCAAGAATTGTCTGCACGTTCCTGATCCTGGCAGTGCCGGAATTCACGCACCAGTCAACGATCAGTTCCGCTAACTTCTGATCATCTATCCGGTCTGCCTTGCAGACATCCCAGTAGCCAGTCTTCATAATATGCCGCCACTGAGACCTTGTCATATTGCGGAGATCATCTTCTGTCTTGTCCTGACCATAGAACTGCCGGAACGTGGTAAGGGTCACACCATCAACCGTGAATCCTCCGCGGTCGGATGCTCTGTTACTGATACCTTTCTCCAGGGAATGGAGAAGCGGAGCGAAATCGTAGAAATTAGCCATTGCCTTCCTCCTCATTGTCACCAATGGTGACTTCGGTCTCACCGTGGTGGAAAATAACATCCTTGCCATTGGCGAGATTCTGACCGGCCACTGCAAGAGTAGCGAAGCCGAGAAGGATGCCGCCAGCAGTCAGCACTGAGCCGTCAATCACTCCCATTGGTGGACAGAAGAAGCCACCGATAAAGAGCAATATTGCCATTCCGAGGCAAACGAAGAATATATATTTATCTGCGTGTCTCTTTTCCATAGGTTAAGTTCTTCTTAGGCCTCGTAGCGAGACACAATAGCATCTACCATTGCAGAGATGATGTCAAGAGTCTCCCTCTCGTCTGATGCGATATTGTGGTAGTTTACCTTCAGATCGCTTCCGTTGCGGTATGCATCGAAGGTGATACCCATTGCATCCTCCGGCTGACCTGTGGTCACATTGCCGGACATTGAGATGATTTTTCCATCCTCGATAACGGCAGTCGCATTGAGCTTGTAATTGCCTGACTCCGCACTCACTGTCTTAGTGATGCGACTTTTCATTTCGGTAAATCCTGTAATCATAATAATATAGCTATATTAAAGAGTTAACCCTGCTCTCCTGAACTCTCGGAGCAGGTCGAGAGTGATGCTTATGCCACTATCCGCACACCATTGCGCGAGGTCTGCCGATGCTACCTTCTCAATGGCGGCATTGACATCCTCGACAAGCCTTTTATTCACCTCCTCATTGAGTTGATTTTGAATGGTAGCATACTCGGTATTACTATCAATTTTCGTCACGATTTCAGCCTTTCTTGCCTCGTCTGCGACTTGCAGTTCTGACATTAGCGCAGACACCTCAGCAATGGCATCTTCGTGTCCCTTGCTGAGTCTTGCCTTGACCTTCTCGATCTCTGCATTGTGTTCGTCAACGATGTCACCGAGAATGATATCGAGGCTGATGAGCTTCGACCGTGCCTCCTTGTCCACCTTCTGCAAATCAATCTGAGATAGAAGGTGATGAAAATTGATTACTTGATACTTCTTCATTATTTATGGTATTAAATAGTCCTGATAAAATTCTTTCGGTCCGTCAGCAGATGTCTGCTCCTTGTGATATACTCTGATGGTGTATCCGGAAGGCCACGGCTCTCCGGTCGAAGGATTCACCTTACTGATGATTACCGGAAATTCGTAAGTCGTATTCACCGAGCCGTAGAAGGATGATGTGACTGCCACAAATGATGCCTGATTATACACTGCCAATCCATTTGCATTGTACACTGTGTATCGGTATGTCGGAGCAATATAGAGGTTGTCCACAAGGAAGCGATAACCGAAAGTCGCAGTAATCGCATACGATGACAAGTTGTCGATGGTAATCCACGCATCGTACTTCGTTACTGATACTGCGCCCTGCGAGATTGCCCAATCCGTAATCTTCCAATCCCCATATATCATCGCATACTTCGTTCCAGGAATGCCGGTATTGCCACCCTTGAAGGAAGTGAACTTGTACTGCGAGAGGAAAGGAATGACATAGTAGGTTGCGTTGTTCGATAATCCCATCTCATAGAGATACTCACCGCTTCGCCCTGCTCCGACTGTCTGAGAACCACACCAAGAGAAGGTAGGCGATGTTGCTGGAACGGTAGATGGTGAGCCTTGTGCGAACACTTGAAATGCCGGATAGTAGTTCTTCAGCGCATTCATCGCTCCGGGATTGACCACGCCTACGATGTCATTGTGACACTCATACTCCACTACCCACGCGGAACCAGCCCTCTGAATCTTCATCTTGAACGGATAATCCTTGAAGTATAAGGCGTGGCAGTAGCCATCGAAGTGCAGCATATGACACCACTTTGTCGGAGGATTATTTGACCACACCTTCATCCACAGATCTCGCACATTCATATTCGTTGTCGATGGAATGGTATATCCGAACAATCCGTCATCACCTCCAGCCTTGATTTCCGCGATGGTCTGATTCGGCTTCCCTGCTTCGTATGGTCGAATCAGCGAATCGACATTGACCTTGCCGGAATCCACAAGAGTGATAAGGCTCTGGCTATTCACACCGAGAGCAGTGGCGATATCTGCCATTGCCACCGGTGCAGTAATCTTCTTATTCGTGCTATCGTATGCCATTATTTACCTGCTACAATATCTGCTGTTGAATAGATGCCTTTGTCTGCCTTTAACATCCCTGCCGATGAATCCCAAGTTATCGTTGCATCACCTATCTTGATGCTGACTGCGTGAACTTCTTTCCACCTCTTGGATGAATCTCCTAATGTATGCGTGTTATCCCATCGTGGAATAAGAGATATATCATCGTGGAATAATGCTCCAGACCACATCGTTGCTTCAGAAGTACCACCACCGATATAGCATTTCGCTTTATCATTTGAACGATATGCAAGTGATAGGTAGCAGTAAGTATCAAATGTCCTTATTGCCAAGATAGGGCCATAAGGAGGAACTATTCTATCATATCCGCTTCCAGGTCCTCGCATTGCTCTCATCTTTGTGCCGACTGAATCGGTAGTTCCGAATACGGTAGTGAGGAATGAACTTGTTGGATCGGAAGTAAGATATCCACCTGCTCGATAGTTAGTTGAATTTATCTCGCCGTTAACATCCAATGGATACGCAGGGCTATCCGTGCGGATACCCAGCGCGTAAGTGCTTAATGCCAATGAATTTCGCGTAAGAATTCTATCCCAGCCATGCTCCACGCCATTATACTTCTGCCTTGCATACAAATGAACGGCATCGCCGGAGTTGATTTGGCATTGCATCGCAAGATTGTAAGAAGCCACGCCGAATATCATAGCGGGACCACTTGAATACCATCCTGTGCTCGCGTGAGCATATCCTATCTTTCGATAGTCAGAAGAAGTGTCAATCCCATTCTGGTACAATACCGAATCCGCATATCCGTGGTCTTTTAATGTTGTGGGCTTACCCGTTACTTCCGAATATGCAAGAGAAGCCTTATACGCCAATGCCTTGAGGCCCAACGATGTCTTCAGAGTAGCAGCAGTAATATTCTCAGTATCCCCATTGATTGTCAATGACACTGCATTCGTGGTATTCGATGCCAGTGAGAAGGTGACTTCACCACCGCCACCGCCAGATGAACCACCACCTTCGCCCATCTTCTGAAGAACTCCCTTTTCTGCACCATCGTATCCGGCTGCCTGTGCCACCCAATATGCACCATTATTGTCTCCATCAGCAATCACGGAAAGATAGATGCCCGGAATGGCTGACTTGCTGGATGACTTGCCATCTACATAATCCTGTGCATCTTGCAGAGTAGCATATATCCTGTCACCGACAATCGGATACTTGCCTGCCGGTGCTATTGTTCTCGGATAAGCCTTAGTGGCTTCGGTGAATATTATTGCTGCCATTATGCCTTCTTAATCGTTATTGATAATATCTCCATCGGATAAGGTGTACCATTGTCGAAGCGATATACCTTGTAGGTCTTAGTTGCAGTACCAGCGCACTTCACCACCACATCATCCAATGCCTTGAACGCCTTTGCGAAGTCACCATCCTCATCCTTCACTTCTCCGAGTGCGTAGCCTTCCGGCACTGCGATGATGATGTCCTGACCGCCCGGAATCTCATACTTGGTATTCAGCAGAGTGATGACATTCTGCGTTGGATTGATGATGGCGTCGATATGCTCAAGACCACGAATAGCTGCCGAATCAATGCTCTCAGCCTCGTCATCAGTCATATATCCCCAGAAGGCACGATAACCCACCACGAAGGTAGACTCTGCGCTCGCTGTTCCGGCAGGGATGCTATCCTCAAGTTCTGAACCGCCCTTGATTGGCGTGACGGTGGATGCACCGTAAGGTTGAGCCACCTGAATGGTATGAATCATCGGTGCTTCTGCGGTGAAGGTATGAGGCATCGTCACGGCATTATTGTCGAGTGAGAATGATGCATTCTCAGGCTGACAGCCTGCCTTCGTTGTTCCCTCGTCAGTGCCAGCGAAGTATCCATCCTTGAATGAGCTTGTCACATTCAGAGTAACTTCCGAACCTACCTCGATAGGTTGCGAAGGCACACCGCTGAGAGTGACGGAAGGCTTGTACACCTTCACACCCTGCGAGAACATCATCTCGACAAAATCGGTGAAGGTCATTCCTTCGTATAGTGAAGTGTTCTTGCTGATGAATCCGACTGCGACATCTGCATTGACTTCATTCTCCAGAGCTGCACTTCCACCAGCTAATGCAGCTATATTTCGCCACACATTATTTCTTTGGTCGTACGCCAACACCTGGCCATCTTGAAGATTTTGAAGATTTACATCTATCAGCCCTGACAAAGAATTGCTGCCTCCAGTAGTAGAGCCGCCTCCCGATGAGCCCCCGCCAGATCCTGAACTGCTGCCTCCTCCGGTACCAGGTTCTAACTCTGTAACGGTCTCGGACTCGATCTGAACACTGGCATTTGGTATGCTGATAAGCTCTACTTCAAGTTCGTCGTTGAGTAGATCATAGGAATAGGTATTCAGGAAATAATACGTATTATCACGGATAAACAGCATCGGCACTACTGGAGTACCCATTGCAGGCACATTCAATTTACCTCGATACCTCATTCTCGGCAGCGCCATCTGCATAGCATAATCTTTAGCGATGAACCTCAACAGATCTGGCGCAGAATTATACGGCGTATGCCAGCGAGTAATGCCACCGTCTAATCGCAGAACACCGTACATAAAATCTGCCGACAATGGATCGGCCGAGCTCGACATAGAGACTTCAGCATCGTATTCTTCGCGAGCATTATTAGATACTTTTGCGACAAGAGATAAACCCGGTATCTGATTATCAGCTTGAAGTAGCACATCGTACACAGCTAATCCCTTTGTTAAATATGGCTGTATTAATATTGTAATGCTGTCAATTTCAAGCCCAGATACTGCAGGCAATACGAGCACATTTTCTACAGTTTCAGATTTTGGCACATCAAGTTCGTATTGCCATGAAGAATCAACCCATTTCTGCACATATTTATATTGTGTAGAAGACCATTCGTAAGTGAGCCATAAGTCAGTATTAATACCTTTGAATCGTGCAGCAGCCTTAATTTGAACAAAAAATGGTGCTCCATCTCCCGGCTCATCTGGTGCATTCCCCGAATCCCCTTTCTGCCTTGCTTTGATACGAAATTTAAGAGCCTTATCAAGAGGATATAACGGAAACTCTATTTTTACTTCTGCCTTGCCATTAGTCGGGATGATAAAAGCTCCATCATCTTCATCATAGTGTACGTTTGTCAAATTCCATCCTCCTGCAATGCCAGTCCACATAGGCGCAATCAGACTATCCACATATGAATTCTTCTGGATCAGCGTAATCATTTTCTTAGCCGGAATCACATCTGTAGACATATTTCCAATAGGCCACCAGTCTGCTTTGTTGGCAGATCCAAATGAGGCAGATGGTAGTTTGCCAAGATTGGCATATATGTCAGACTCTCGTATAATTACCCATTTGCCGTTTTGCTGTGTAATGCATGCACCTAGAGACATCAATATTTTCTGCAGAACTTCATAATCATATAGACCCTTGTAAGGTTTAAGATTCACTTTCAAATCCAGCAAGAGATCAGGCGGATTACTTTGCGCCTCGTCATCCCATTGAAGTGAAGACACAAAATCAAGGTCTAACGTAAGAGCTGTCTTTGACAGAATATAAGTCAGATGCTCGCGCAGTGATATCATCATAGCCGACTGCTCGAAGTATGTATTCTTTAGTTCTCCAAGTCCATCAGTAGCTATGATCTGAACGTCGTATGGAGGCGCTATATCTGGTTCAGAATACAACTCAGGACTGACAAAACCTACCCACTGAAGTATTCTGTTCTTATATACTGTCACCTTATACTCGTCAGCAGAAGAAGTATACAGCTCTGCATATTCGCCATCTACGCGGCTCTCCGCATAGATTTCCAGCGATGTTCCTAGGATACAGCCGTTGCGCTCTCTCTTGAGAATAGGAGGGCGTCCGACAGGTCTATACACGCTCTGTCCGCTATAGTTCTTCTTACTGATAAATATATCGACATCATCGCCATTCTGAGCGAAAAATTCGAAAATAAAACGGTTTCCGTATGTTGCCATTATGTTGTATGGTTCTTGCGGTTATTCTCGTTCTCGATCACTGCCAAAAGCTGATTACCGGAAGCATATAGAGTACCTTTTACGCTGACCTCAACCTCACGGGTTTCAAATGCATTGCTAACTGACGATGACCCATAACCGGACGTAGCTACAGAGTTAGATGAACTATAATTTCCACTGGCAATATTGCTTAGTCCGGACTTGACCGCCATACCGAGCGCCACGAGCGCCGTACCGGCAGCGATTGCCACGTATGGATTAAGAGATTCGAGAGCTGCCTTGATTCCAAGCGTCGCGACACCCGTAGATATCGCCATTTTACCTATGGATACTGCCATATCTCCGAATGCAGAGATGGCGGAATTGGTAAAATTATTCCAGGCATCTCCACCAGTCGCGAGATCCCCGATGAGGCCACCGAGAGATGTACCGATGCTATCGAATGCAGACGTCAGCACCGACTGAAGCTCGTTGGTGATGTCTACCACCGATTCGGTATCCAGCACCGGAGTAACCGGTATCGCGATTCCCGCATCAGGAGCGGCAAGCCGTCCTGGGAGAGAATCCTTTAAGGTGTTGCCTTCGGATATGGCTCCCCACTCCTTCAGCGCCTTCCGCTCTGCTGCCATCTTCTGCATTGCCTCGAGCGCCGCCTGCCTTGCCTCTGCCTCCTTCTGAGCTTTATCCGCTAAAGTTGCCTGAAGCTCGCCAGTTTCTCGAAGTTTGTTATTCATATTTTCGACAACTCTGTCTGCCTCTATCCTTAGCTGATTAGCCTTATCAATATCAGCGATCGACGAACTTGACAAATCGTTCATTTTCGCCTGCATATTGGCAAGACGGTTACGGAGCACAGCTTCGTCTTCATATCTGGAGACAATAAGTTCATTAGCCTTTGCCAATGCTTCTTGCCTCTCTACCGTATCTGCAGTCTTATCATATGCAATTCTTTTATACTCCGCAATCTCCCGCTCTAATTTCGCCCATTCAACGGCCGAGTCAGATATGAGACGTTGAATTCTGAATATGCGATTCATGTATTGCTCCGCCTTGCTGGCGCGAGCCTCTGCCTCGGAAGCTGTAGCACGGAATTGGAGAAGCGCATCTGTATTGTAGTTTCCCGCGCCAGCGCCAAAGTATCCAGACATTGCAAGGCCGCTAATATTCGCCCAGATCTTGGACATCTCCTTGCCGAATGTGGAAATCTCCTTAGCAGCAGACTCCCCTATCTCTCGGCGAGAATCTCGTAAAAATTGCTTATAAGTCGCCACATACGCAGAGGATGCCAGCTCAATATTGGCTCCGGCAACTGTATTTTTGAAAGCTTCAGCCTCAGAATTCAGCGCCTTGAATCCGGCTATAGCGCCAGCAAGTGGAAGAGCAACAACAGCGGCAGCAAATCCACTTACAGATGTCAGCATTTTTCCAAACGACGCCGCTACCTTGTTGCCAGTACTTTCTAGCCGAATACCTAGCCCTTCTATAGCGGAACTCATCTTCTTGATCTGATCGACATTGACGCCAAAGGCGCTACCTAGCGAACTTACAGCATCTTCGCCAATCTTAGCAAAGTCCTTTAAAGCGTCTTTCGACTCTTTGGCTTTTTTCTTCAGGTCCGAGTTATCCATGGTCGCTTTGACCTTCATCTCAGCGCTATTACCTGCCATATTACCAACCTATTTTTTTTAGAAAATCCTTAGCGTTATCAGCTCTCTCTTTATCGGTCATTGCATTAAACTTAGCCTGTTCTTCGTCAGTAGTAGTAAATTCATCCCATGGCATTCTCCAGAACTTAGCCGGGTCAGCGATTCTATCTTTTTGAGCGATCTGGAGGTTGAACAGCCTCAATGTAGCACCTCTGACAAGCTCGCCTATGTGTCTTCTGTCCGCTTCCTTTTCCTGATTGTGAGCATCAAGAGCCTCCCAAAATTCGTCGAGGCGCATCAAATAAAATTCATCCCTAGACAAATGGAGAAGACTGATACCCCAGCCTCTGACCTGACCGATAGTCAGAGGCGCGGGATCAGAAGACGCTATGCTTTTTTTTCTTCAGACTGCGGGAGCTTTGGCGTTGTCTGATGGAGGAACTCAACGACGAAAGCGCTCACCTCAGCAAGGTTGCAGTTTTCCTCAATCCATTCTCCCGAAAAACGAGCCTCTCTACCGTCAAGACGCTCACCTTCATTAAGACATGCAGCCATAAGCGGAGCCATGTCTGTAGGAGGAAGATTCGCAAGGTCAGTGATACCCTGCAGGCTATTACGGCCTACTGAAGTAAGGAACGATGTAATAGCTTTCCAGTTTGCCTCGACTCTCACCTGAGAGCCAGAGACTGTGAGATATCTCTTTTCCATAGTTATGCGTTTGTTACTTCCTTGAACTCACCTGAGATCTTAAGGTCAAGACCATAAGTAGCCTCGCCCTGTGCATTGGTAGACTCCGAGTAACCAGTAATGATAGCCTTACCGCCGTAAATCTTACCGCCATCAGCACCATACCTTACATCTATTTTAGCCGCATCTCCAGTAAGAAGCGACAATGCAATCACCTCGTCACGAGTCAGCGCTGTAGCTTCCCCTGACGTATTATCCATAAGACCTGCAGCCTTTAGTGTCACATCATGTCCGGTAACAGTCTCATTTGAGTTACCCATGTCATCCTTAGTCAGGCTGTCTTTTGTCTTAGCAGCAATGTTAAGGTCATCCTGGGTGCGACCAGCAAGTGTCTTACCGTTGACCTTCAACGCAACATTATATCCTTCCATATCAATATTGTTTAATAGTAAAACTCATACTTCTAGACCACACTTCATCCGCGCAATTCGAACTATCAGAAAGCTGACGCGAGAAGTATTGGCCTTTGTTCATATCATTCCTCACAGCTGATGCTATCTGCTCAGCTATAGGATTGACAGTCTCAAGATCATTAGCATACACTATCACGTTGACTTGAGCCTCATAATGGTGGATGCCATCTTTAGTGTAAATCGGAGTAACAGAAGATGTATATACAGCATAAGGATATTCCTCGGTCTGAGCCTCCGAAAAAAAGAAATTGACAAACTGCGACGCCAGTTCAGTCAATCGTATTCCTATAGTCTCTTTACCTACCATATAACTTATTCTCGTTAGCTTTAAATTCTTTTTCAAAAGTTTCTACATATACATTCTGCCATCCTGAGATCGCTCCTGCAAAGAAGTTTTGAGCCGACTGACCGACTGACTGTCTTCGTGGGTTTCCTGGACCTTTAGGCTTAATACCATACTTGAACCTATGATTTTTATCTCGACGAGCAAGAGTACCATAGTTCGCCCAGTACGCCTTGAACCAGTCAAATACAGGATCTCCGCTTTCAGGCTGATGTCCTGCTACCTCTTTACGGTTATACAGACCAATGAGCACATATGTATTTCGGTTGCGATCCTCATATACCTTATATTTCACAAGCTTTCTAAACCTCTTAGGGATAGCCTTTCGCATATTCTTTGAGACCGCTGCAGATGCTTTACGCATAGCAGTTTTCTCCATCTTCAGAATGTTATCTGGTAGATTGTCAAACATCCTGAGACATTCGTCCAGGCCATCAACAGTCAGCTTAACACCGTCCATCAGTCAATACCTTTAAGAGATAACACACAGAACGGTGACACTCTGCTTATAGGCGATATCGCTGTGATCTCGTATGTAAGTCCATCGACAATCACGCGCCAGTTGCGATTCAGGTCCTTGACCTTATAGCAAGTCAACTCAATAGAATTGTCTTCCTCAAGGTTACTGTTAGCCACCATCTCATTGATGTTGCGCTCAACCTTCGCCCATACTCTTGAGTGAAACGAGAACTCAAGGCGCTTATTACCCTGAGCTCCCGCAGTCATCTCACCCTTTTGCAGGGTTACAAGAGTGTCTAATTCACCGATATTGATGTTATTCTCCATGTCTCCCCCAGCTTCTATAAGGTCTCAGCAGATTCTTAGCCACTGAAGGCAAAGTCTCCACGGAGTCTACCGGATTATTGAATAGCTTAGCAGCAATCAGAAGTACAGCCGCCTTGATATCGAATGGCACCTGAGACATACCGGCTTCATATGTAACGGTCATCTTCTGGCACATAGTCACATCCTGAGAAATAAGCAATGTGTTACGAGTGACTGTGTATTCAGCCTCGTCAAGGTCTTCATCGTCAATTTTTACAGACTTAAGTTCACATCCAGGACCTTTCATATCAAAGGAACGGACAAACCAACCGTCGTATATAAATTCAGAGCGAGCAATAATGCTGCTGATATGATGTTCTGCCGACTCGATAGCAGCCTGCAGATACATTTTCAAGGTATCGTCAAGGTCATCTGAAGTTATCCTCAGATGACGCTTGAGATCCTCTAGCGAAGGTTCGAAGCCTTCCGTATATGACCGCGTAACCATCGCTTAATGATTTAGGCTGTAGTTACATCTGAGATAACCGCGAATGACTTAGGCTCTACGACCTTGACGTCGTTCCATGCGTTGAGAGTCATCACGATTTCAGCCTCAAGTGACTTTGAGAATGGGTCGATCACGATGTCCAGACCTCCCCAGCTAGCTACAACAAGATCCTCCCAATTACCGAAGATCAGAGCTGATAACTTTGTACCTGTGCCCTTAGTGAGATCTGAAGGGATAAGGTTGGTCCAGTCCATAGGATAACCGTTAAGTGTCTTGCCATCCTCGGTCAAGAATCGTCCTGTTCCCGTAGCCTTCTCAATAGTCTTGAGTTCTCCTACTACCTTAGCATTTGTAGCGTAGGCCATCTTGCCTCTGTTAGTATTGTTAGCATTGACAGCAGTCTCAAGTGCGACGACATTCTTCCATGTCAATGCAGCACCATTAGTACCACCAGCAACAGTAGCAATACCAGAAGTCTTAAGAATACCGGTTGGCTGGCCAGATTCGCCGGTTCCGCTGAATGCAGCCTTGTCAATCATTGCTGCATGACAGTCCATGAGTTTGTTCTTAATGAGATTCTCAACGTCGAGAGATGTCTGACGAAGAAGGTCCTTAGTCAATGCTCCCACAACCCAGTTACGGTGCGGTGTGAGTGTAACTTTTGAGAATGACAACTTCTCGATTGAAGCCTTGGCTCCTTCGGTTCCCCAACCTCCAACAAAGCTATTCGAACCGAGATAAGGCACAGTACCGACAAGATCAGTCAGCACAGTTGCTCCGAGAGAATTAACGATAAGACGATCCTTAAGGTCATTCATGTAGCGTCCTGGAGCAGTCTCGATAAGATTACCTCCATCTGCTGGAGTAGTGTAGTTTTGACCCGATGCACGAAGGAAGCATGCTGGAAGAACGGTACCGTTCTGCGTAAGACCGATACGACGATACTCGTCAGCACCCATTTCGGCTGCATCCTTTTCTAGCCCTGTAAGTTTACCATCGATCAATTCACGAAGGAATTTAACGATTGAGAACGATCGGCCTGCAGCTTTCTCCTTCTCCTGAAATGAACGCTCGGCAAGAGCCTGAGCTGCAGCCTCAGCTGCCTGTGCAGCATTAAGCTCGCGGATAAGCTCATTGACCTTTTCAATGGCCTTCTCGCACGCCTCCTTGTCGCTGCGATCAATGTTGCGGGCAGCCTCTGCTGCCTGAGTGAGTTCCTGGCGGATCTCTGAAATTTTTCTCATAGCGTGAATTATATTAGTGAATATTATGCAAGGTAGGCCCTTGCCTGAATTAATGTCATTTCCATGTCCAGATCGCGCTGCGCTGAGTTTTCTGAATCTTTCTGCTGTGGTTCCTGCTGATTCTCAGCCTCTGCTAGAAGCCTCTTGCGCTCCGACTCAAGATATTCCTGTTCCGCCTCAAGGCTTTTTTTAAGTGCATTAGGGTTTGCAGGAATATTGACTACAGACACCTCAAGAAGTTCCTGACCTGCGAAGTAGTATGTATTTGAATCCTTACCCTCGCCGAATCTGCCCTGACCAACTGGGAGAAAGCCCACACTGACAGCTCTCAGCGAGCCAAAAAGAATCTTCTGGAAAATCTTCTCAGCGAGTGGGTTAATCTCAGCCGGCTCAAAGGTGATATCAACCATGAGCTTTTTATCCTCGACATAGGCATAGCCTTTACCGATGACGTTATCAGGATTGTCAGTGGCATCCCAACTACCATACACCTTGTGCTGATAACCAATAACTCCGTTTTTATTGAAACGAGTCAAATCCCAGTTGTCTTGGTTCAAGACTGTTCCAGCGCTGTCTTTGGTATCGTCCGAAGCGACAAACGTAACGGTTCGCTTCTCTTCATCCTTTTTGCGGATTTCTGACGCTACAGACCTGTAGCTTACGTTAATTTCCTTACTCATCACTAGTATTATTGTCAGCGTTATCCGCTGTGTTATTCTTGATATTACCATTCTCGTCCACTGTTGCAACATTCAGAGGAACAAGGAAATCGTCAAGACCTGGAGCATGCTCAAGACCTTCAAGTGATCTGACCTCGTTTCTGGTCATGTAACCGTCAAGGATGGCATTATGATAAAAGGCTGATCTCGCCTGAGTATCTCCCCTGAGAAGTCCATCAAGAGAGAACTTAATGCTAACCGACTCTCTTTCTGACGAGAATAGCAGCTTATTCTCAAGTTCGACTTCTATCTTACGAACTACCGGACGAAGCGAATACTGTACAAACTGAATAGTCTGATGTTCGATATTGCTGAAGGTAGCGTGTGAGAGCTCAGCTATCATATGAGGAGGTACATTGAGGATTCTGGCGATATCTTGAATACTCATGGTCTCAGACTGGATAAGCTGAGCCGCAACCGGATTAACCGAAAGCTGCTTGTATTTGATACCATACTCAAGAAGCGGAGTCTCAAAGTTCGATGATGCGTTAAAATGCTTGATAAAGTTGTTGTATGCAACATCACCGAGGTTACCGTCAGTCTCAAGGACCGCCTTGATATTACCTCCTTTCCGATAAAACTCACCTGCAAACTTTTCCTGAGCTAGTGATTTTCCGAGCGCAACAGCGTTATAGATAACCGTGTTGACGCCTATAACACCATCCAAAGACAGTTCCATGAAGTGCAACATATTTTCATCAGAGTGTGTACCCTCAAGGAATTTGAAGTCAGGATCTGCGATCATCACCTTGTACCACTTACGACCTTCGATGATTTTAACCTGGACACAGCTGGGATGAATTTGATGAAGTGCGATAGGTGTTCCGAAACTATCCCTCTTGATATATGCATAGGCGTTACCCCATCCCTTGAGCCATGACACAATAGTCATCCAGAAGGTAATAGCATTGGTATAATCATTAGGATGGTGAAGAATCACATTAGCGGCATGCTGACGGTCTGATGTAGACGAACCATAAGAGTCTACCTTCTTGACCGACTTAGGCAGTGACGCAATATTCTCCGAGATCAAGCGGATTCCAGCAAAGAAGGCTGACAACTTCATCGCTGACCCATTATCAACAGTCACACCAAAATCGATGTCTTGCCTGTACGGAGAAAGCGGAGAGCTGTCATGGCTGACGCGGAATCCTCGCAGCCATGCCATCCATCCCTTAAACGGACGGACGATACTGTCGTATCTAGGTAATTTTGTTGTCTCTCTTCTCATAGCATCAGCAAGTTACAACCACTCTCTGATACACTATATAAAAGTGAACTAACTTTTAATTTTGTTTACGAATTATTTTACATGGATACCGTTCTAAGGCCGTGAGAGACGTATATCTCGCCTGTTTTTCCCGCAGTTAAATTCAGCCACCCTCCAATCGCATTAACACAAGCAACCACACCGTCAATCTTATTGCGGCTGCGAGCCTTGTCGAGCTTGATATTGGCGTTAGGATCAGTGTAGATTACGACATTTTTCATGTTCCATCTTAGAATAGGATTTGACATAAAGTTCAGCTCAGTCTTAAGCACTGCACTCTCAAACCACTTTGTAGGTACCGACATGTAGCGGATTGACTGTTGATACTCCATGAGAAACTCTTGATACCTACCAAACTTCTGAATCATATTCCACATGCCCCATGGGTCATAGGCTATGCACTTGATATTATACTTATCGAGCTCTTGAAGCAACCTGGTAATGTACCAATCCTCATCGATGACCTTGCCTGGCGACACAGTGAGCCAGCCTTGCTCTGCCCAGGCTCTATAATCGACGCGGTCTTCCATCTCTGTCACCTTTGCTTCTGGTACTATGTAAAGACATCTGAAAGCTTTGTATTTCGGAAAGAAGAAGGAAGCACATGTAAGGTCAGTCTTTGACGCCACGTCGATTCCGACATAGCAATCCTCACCGAGCAACAGTGACTCATCCAGCGGTTGATTATTCTCCTTCACCACATCATCAGCAATCCACACAGTAGGTGCATCAACCCACATGTTAAGGTTTTTGGTACAGAAAGCCGCGAGTGTGGTACCACCTCGCATCTTAGCTTCTAGGTACTCATTCTCCATGTAGTCCGCTGAGAGAGAGATTCCGTAGTTAGGATTTACCTTATGCCATGTCAGAGGATTATCCCACTGGTCATCATCATCAGGCATATACAGCATGATGAAGTGATTGTCCTTCTCCTTGATACCGAGCATGACATCCTTGAGGACCTGAATGTCGGTATAGTATGGGAGTGAGGTATCTGTTCCGGCAGTCGAGATTGAGAAGATAAGCGGCTGAGATCGGGCACCGACACCAGTCTTGATAACCTCATAGATTTCATTGGTCTGCCACGCATGGCGCTCGTCGCAGACCGCGCATGATGGGTTGAGACCGTCCTTATTCTTAGAGTCTTTTGATAACGGCTTATAAGAGCTAGCCGCCTTTGGATAGACGATACTGGATGTATAGAGCTTGACCAGTTTCTCGAACATGCTTCCACGGATGATCTCCTTAGAAGCCTCAAAGCAAATCTTCGCCTGTTCACGGTCGACAGCAGCCGCATACACCTCAGCTCCCGCCTCATCATCCAGTAACATGAAGTACAAAGCAAAGATAGCCGCATAGGTAGTCTTACCATTCTTACGAGGAACGAAGACATCTGCATAGGTATAACGCCTTCTCTTAGTTGACTTGCGTTTCCATCCGAGGATATTGGCGGCTATAAACACCTGCCATGGCTCCAGCTTCAGATACTGACCAGCAAGCTCACCTTTGAAGTGTTTAAGGCTAGAAGCGAAAGCACAAAAGCGTTTGACCGGCACCCAGACAAAATAGAGATCGTCACGAAGCCAATCATCCTTATAACGCTGACAAGCCGCAATGATCATCTTGCAGCTAGGCAGTTTACCGGATATGACATCCGCGACGTACTCGTTAACGATAAGCTCTATGTCTCTACTTTTCTGTGCCACCGAACTCCTTCATAAATTCCGCTAAAGGATCCTCCTCCTTTACCTCCAGCTTCAGCTTTGCTCGGTCCACTGGAGAGAAGCCGAAGCGAGCCGCAATAGCTGTCACATCCTTCAGCGCATCCCTCTGCATCTTGACAGCCGGATTTGCAATAAGAGTCTCACCAAACTTTGACTTCACCTTCACCACAGCGCCGTATTCCTGCACCGCATCTTCATATGTCCAGAACCTATCGTAGGCGTGAGCATACATAATGATCTGATGGAGGTCGGTAACATAGAGACCGGCACCAGAAATCAGCTCCTTACATTTCTGACGATAGAGAGCCTTCGCCCTCATCGATAAATCTGAGTAGCCCGACACACTTCTTGCCGCCGCCCAATCCGTCATAGGTTTTCCAGGATCCGCAGTCTCAACCTGGACCCTATCCTTGCGAACGGTGCCACGAAGCTTCTTGTCAGCTATATCTTCCTTTTTCCTTCCCATTTCTGTATCAACTTATGAAACCCTAAAGGCCGCTGAGGTCCAAAATTTCAAGATTTCACGGTTTTCCCAAATTCCGAAAATTTTGACATTGCACAAGTTTTTTCTGGGGTGTGGTCTTGAGCGATGACCCGCGAGAGATTCAGACCCCCTACCCCTCTGCGCGTGCTCTCTCTCGTCTCCAGTGAGCAATAATCATCTTATCAGACTGACCTTTGATGTGATTGCACTCCTCACACAATGCCTGCAGGTTCTTCGTATCGAAGAATCCATCCTTACCACAAACCGGATAAGGGATGATATGGTCAGTCACCTGAGCCGGCTTGATTATACCTTTTGACGCACACTCTGCACACAGAGGATGTGACGCTCTGAACGCTTTGCTCAGCTTCGTCCATCTTGCTGTGTGATAGAGATCTGCCGAGCGCTCTCTGACATACGAACCATCAGCGACCTTCTGTATCCTCGCCTTGCTGTCCCACGCTAGATTTGCCATATCTAATAGTATTAATGTTTACCTTTTTACAGTCCAGTCCCATTACCAACAACTTCTGACGACAGTCAGTAACATCCTTCATCCAACACATTTCACATGGTGTGGCACCTTCGCTAATCTCCAATGTCCTAGATCGCGGAAGCTCGCTTGAGAAAGTCTTAGCCAGTCTCTCCAGCCTTCTCTCCTCAATAGTCTCAGACATCGTCTTGATTATCTTATCAACCATCATCAGCGATGGCGGGCCAAACTTCTCTAGATTCCAACGATAGACGCGGTTATTTCCTCTCTTGCCTTCCACTCCGACCGACACTACCTTCAGTATTCCCAACGATGTCAGAGTTTGACCTATTGAATCTTTATAGCGCTTCACAGTAGCACCACCATCAGACAGAAACTGATAGAGCGCTAGGTGCATCGGATGTGCAGAACATTCAGTATATATCTTACCGAGAACACTCAGTAGCTCTGATGGCTCAACTTCTATCTTCTGTCGTTTTCTCCGTGTTCGCGGACATGACTCCATGTTTCGGATATCAACCGGATATCCGTTAGTAAACTCCTTCAGACAGCCCATAGAACATCCCCCGTCAGCGTAGACGATTGTTCTGTAATACTTACACCGACTACACAATAGCTTCAACTTACCTGTTACCTTCATCAGCTGCCTCCTTTCTTCTTAGTTCAACCGTCTGCTTAATCAATGATAAGGTTGACATCATCAACCTATCATGGGTTGTAAATCTTAATACTAACCATCCCAACGATGCTGCATTGTTAAGCTTCTCCATGTCGTCAATATAGCCTTGCGGTCTGTTGTGACGCCCATAATCCCAAACACCTCCGTCTATTTCTATTGCTACCTTGAGCTCAGGAATAGCATAATCAAAGCGCCACTTACGAGTGTAGTGGAACATGTATTCCTTGACCACCTCAACGCCTGGCATCTCCGACATCAGGTACCTTTGAAACATGTCAGTACATGAAGCTGTAGAAGATATAACTCTACTCTTTGCCATATAGTTTACTGTTTATACGTTCTACCATCAGGAAGGCCGCATCGACCATCTCTTCTGGAGATAAGTCGACACCGCCTTTAATCATAGCTTCTACTAGAAACATGACTGCACTTTTTAACTCAGCCAGCTGTTCTTCTTTCTCTACTGATAATCCCATAAGTTTCTTTTTAACCTCAACTATTCCAACAATCCAACCTCAACGCCTCAACGCCAGTGAAACTTAGTTCGCTATTGATTCTTCTGGAGGAAGGACAAGTTCCATCCAGTAAGTGACACGATCAAGATATCCATGTTCGTAACTAGTAAATCCCCAGAAAGGATCGTAATCAGCTACTAGGACACCATATTTATCATCATAAACAAGAACCGTATCATGAGACTCAGGCTCTCTATCCTCAACCTTTATCCAGTCTTCCTTTCTCATAATTCAATTTTAAAATATTCTTCCAAGAATTGTTTAGCATCCAGCTGCCCCCCCCCATAAATCAGTTGACATCTTCATCGTATAACCATCATAGGATTCGCAGAACAAGTCATTGAATACGAGATTATACGCATTACCGAATTTCCTTAATGACGCACTATTAGGATGTGTTTCTAAGAATTTTTTTTCCGCATTAATCAACGCCCTCAGCATCTTTGGATACCTCTTATAGTCTCCTTTTCCATTATCTGACTTCATCGGGCATCCTATGCATCCCAGCCTTCTTTCTGCGTGAAAGTTGCCCTGCTCATCATAGTATAACGGATGGCATTGCACGCCTCTTTCTGCAATAAACCTTGCGACATCTTCATCAGTCCAATCGAGCAGAGGAAGATATACCTTCACCTTCTTGTCTTTCCCATATACTCTGCATATCTCCGGCTCTTTGTATCTCTTCTTCCTTGCACTGCTTTCGCTTTGTCTGATTCCCTGAATCGCCCTGTCAAGCACTTTGTATTCTTTCAGCTCAGAACAGCAGAACCTCGCCCGTCTTGTCGGTATTCCCTTCCTCGCTACAAGCTGAAAGAATGATTCTTTAGGATGTATTATCTCCACTCCCTTCTCCTTGCAATGCCTGATAGTTCCCGGAGGGTCAATGGTCGTGTTCTTATAGATGGCGCGATAAGGTATCTCGGCCATTTTTGCGAGCTCAAGAATCACATCTGAATCCTTTCCGCCAGAGTACGAAACCTCAATCGGCCCTTCATCCGTAGGAATAGATTTCAGCAGTCTTATCGACCTCTCCACCTTCTTCTCATAATCATCCATCATATCGAATACATTATTGCTGCTGTGAATGTACTTCCGAATGCCACTTGCTCAAGCCAGTACACATAGGCTGTCTTATACGAGCTGGTGAACACGGCTGCAAGAATCACAAGGCCAAGGCAAATCAGGATGACCCACCAGAACGGAGTGACGATAGCGACCCATACCAATGAACATATTGCTGCTATGATAGCCGAAATGCTGTGTACCCTGTTTTCAAGATCTGAGTCCTTAAACCTCGGAGCTGTGCCTACAAACATAATCGAGGCCGGAGCCAGAAAGGCCAGAAACTGCCAGTTGGATCCTTCCGACAAACCGATCCATGCCGGCATCATCAGCAGGACTACTGCGTACATCATAATGCAAAATAACCAGCCTTTATTACACTTCTCCTTGTAGAGATAGTAAGTGTTAGACAATGATTCTGGAATGCCGAAAATTGCAATTGCCACGGCATTGTAGGCAACGAATATTACCGTTGCGATGATGATTGAGATTGTTACTAAGTTCATAATCTATTCATTTTCTTTCAAAATTTTATAGAAATCTCTACGAATGTACTCTTTAAGCAAGTCTTTCTTTGTTAGTGTTGCCATAGTTCAAATTATTACTCATTGATTCTTGTTCAATCGGCACTATATGTCGAAGTGAACAGATGTTATAAATGTCACAATCTTTACATTGTCGATTACATGGTTGATTGATACTTATCATTACAAAAACTCCTTACAAATTTCTATATCTGGATCAAAGTTCTGCTTGAAAGCATCTCGCATTTCTTCGGTAGGGAAAGCGAGTACGTGATTTTTTACTAATGAAACTCCACAGTGTATTTTATCTTTAATGGTATGAATAATAAATTTATGTGTCGTATTGTCTTGCCAATCAGGCTCCCAAGGTTCACCCAATTCCATCTCCTCTCCTGCTATCTTCCAATAGGCATCACGACATACAATCAATTTTTGTAATGCGTTCAATAAGTCTCTTTTATAACCGTGAGTCATTATAGCACACTCACCTAACATCTCAGCGCACTCCTCATAAGTCTTCGGATACTCCTTTTTCTTCTTCTCCAAGACTATCTTCGTTGCGTTGATTACATTGCCGTTCTCGTCTTTGAAGATGTAGCCATCGGGGCAATGCCAAACTTCTTCTATTTCCGCTTCAATAGGTTCTATTCCTTGTATAGTCATAATCTCATCAACAATTTTTTGATGTTCTTCCATATCTTTTTCAATATCGTCTTCGCGAGATTTAAGGTTACTTTCGTAAGTTATCATTGTTCTGCTCAAGTATTCCAAGTCGGCAATCAAATAAAATCTATTGGGGCGAATGTCTTTTATTAACACAGATTTTTTCCATATTGTAGAGAACACAATATCTCCTACTTTGTACTTCATTTCTCAATCAATTTAATCGTTTATAAATCCATTTTTCATACACCAATCATAAAGACTTTGCAGTGCTTCATTAGGTGTACTACCATAACAAACAGCGTTATTATATGGTGGCTTCTCAGCATCAGGATTAAGACAAACAAAATTACCTTCGCGACCATAAGAAGCACACCAATCTTTACCATCGTTGTGAAGATAAAACCAACCTATATCTCCACCTCTTTTGTTGTCTGGTATATAAAAGCCATGAAACTTATTTCTTCCGATGTGAGAAGGTAGTTTTGTTAAAAGCTCATCTGTTGTCATTTCTCAATCAATTTAAGTTCCACTTCCTGTGGTGAGTTCTCGAAGGTCACTTCGGGGAAAAGGCTTCTATTAAGGAACGATATTGTTTCAATATCACTCGCCCAAAAATAGTCATCGGACTCTTCGTCCATTCTGAGCTTCTCTGGCTTAAACTGATGCAAGGTTAACACATTACCAGTCGCTCTTGCTATCCACATCTTCATAACTATTGTTTGAAATAATTTATCAGATATTTATCAACCTCTTCCTCCACATCGTACATTTCATCAACCGCCGAAGAAAATTCGAAAGTGTCTTCTTCTGATATCGGTACATTAATCTCTTTCTTGAAGATTAACCCAATATGGAGTTTATTCTTCCTTTTCTGCGCATCCCTCATCTTCTTCACCAGCTCGCAGAACTCAAAGTGCATCTGCTGCAGAGTGCCGATGTCACGCCATAATTCTTCCTGTGTCATAACTATTCCTCCGTTTCTTGCAATAAAATGATTGCCCTTTGGATTCTTCGGTTAATCGCCGTTGATTTCTCTTTACATTTCTTTTCAATTTCTTCTTTTGAATCCAAACCAGTGAGTCCAAGCAAAGTTGCATTTGCTTGATAGAGAGTATCAATAACTTCTCCTATTTTCCAATCTTCTACTTTCATAATTACTCCTCCTCATTCAAACACCACTCTTCCAGATACCTTGTATCAATGAACCCGGATCTGATGTATTCCTCCACATGATCAATGACATTATCATAACCGCAATTGAGGTAGAAGACAAATGGATTTGTGTCAAGGATCTCAATCAGTCTATGTAAACCCCACGCGGGAATGTCCTTAGCATACAAGTCATCACCACTTATCCCAAATACGGGCTTCTTGTTTGCCAGCTCTTGGAGATGCATAACTCTTGAGAATTCTATATCCTTCAGTTCATAGCTATCTATAGAGTTCAGGTAATGGTGCGTCATATCCGCAGTCTCTTTTCTGAGACCGAGAGCAATCAAGCGTTGACTTTGCTCTATTGTCGTACATATCTGAGAATTGAATTTAGTTTCCATCAGCATCGTGTTATTTTACCAGCGTTTAACATTTTCTTATAGCAATCTTTGCAGATCGTTGTCCACATAAGTGGCTGAGCTTTACTTTTAAGGACCTTCTTGCCGCATACCGGGCATTTAAAATATTGTTCTTTCTCCATAATGCTTTAATTTTTCATCTATGCTTTTAGCAAGCTTTAATTCCAGGGCTTGGCGCAAGCTTTCAACGAGTTTGCATGAAATGTTTTTAGCGACAAGTTGTGCAAGATCTTCTGCCGGGAAGCGCGTGCTTATAAATCTTTCCAGGTTTTCATGCACCACCTCATCTAATACGATTCCGTCTGGAAGACTGATCTGAGTCATCACCGTTATATCAAGCGGATCACGTGTAAACTCAGACTCATAATAAACCAGCCTAAAAAGCTCGGGAGTTTTTTCTTGTGTCATCATCTTTTCAGTTCAAATCTGTCAAAATCTTTATGCTCCAACGGATAAGGCGTGTCGTTCTTCAAGCTTCTGAGTGTATCAAATACTATCTTGTGGTTCGCATCATTGCAGAGGCAAGCCTTGACGTAGTAGCCAGTTTCCCTATACAGATCCATCGAGTTATTTAGCATCCTGTCGGAGTTGGATACGCTGAACTTGCCCTTTTCGGAAAACAGTTTGCTGATGTTACCTTGGATATGCCAGCCATGCTGCTTGTCGACCTCCTCAAGCTTCTCGTCAATCGCATCCATCAACTCCTGCATCTTCTGATCATATACTTCCCACAGCTCCTCCATGATCTTGTCTATCTCGTGGAATCCGTAGATTATCTCGTCAGCCATTTCAGCATCCTTATAAAGCAGCTGTCTCTCCCGCTTATCCTTGCATTCCTTTCTCAGTTCTCTGGTCATTCTGCTGACATCAGCAAAAGCGCACTCCGATGCCCCCTGCAAGGCAGATCCTAGCGCAAAGGAAGCCTCTATCTTGTCGCACTTGATTGCTCCGCTAGTCAGATCGTCTTTGACTCTCTTGAGCAGCAGCGCCTCGTTGGCGATAAAAAAGTTTCCATTGCATCCCCTAACAAAAGGAGCAAACTTTCTGTGTGTAACATAACAGTCTCCTGTAGCCCTGCAGTAGTTGGAACAAAAAGCGCACTGCTGTAGCTGCGGAGCTACTTCTATCATCTTTCTGATATCTGCTATTATCTGTTTATCTGGTGGTATTGATGTCATAATTCGGACGTATCATTTTCATATTTTCTGCTATTGCACTCATTCCTCAATCAATTTAAGCTCAACCTCAAATAACTGGCATATTTTCGTCATCGTATCACATGATGGCCAAGCCTTGTTTTTTTCGATGCTGCACAGGGCATTTGTCGATATTCCTATCTCCTTTGCTAACCACTTCTGCTTAATGCCCCGCTTATTGCGTATGTCTCTGATTTGTTGTCCTAAGTTCATTTCTCAATCAAGTTAAGTTCCACTTCCATCGGGCTGTTCTCGAAGGTCACTTCGGGGAAATAGTTGCGAGGAAGATACAATGCGTGGCCTGCCCAATAATGACCACCACCTTCCTCATAGAAGCACATCGGCTTTGTCTTAAATAAGACCAGAGTACCATCCTCATTTCTGCCTATCCACATCTTCATACTATTCCTCCCCAAATTTCTCTTTTAACCTATTGACTTCTTCAACCAACTCATTGATTTTCTCCATCAGTTGCCAGTTGCTTGGCGCACTCATTCCGTAGATATTTCCGTCTCTATCGCATATACCTTGTTCGTGTAATTGCTCTATCATATCTATTCCTCCATTTGACTAATAACAAGAACGACAAACGCACATACTGCGATAATACCTCCTAACCATAAGGGTAGAATTCTTGCTATGTATATACCGATAACAACAGCCATCAACCTTGTTGCTACCTTGCCTATTGCTTCAAATATCTTTCTCATACCAAATACTCCTTTGGGAAGTAACCTCCCTCGATTGCTTGCGTAATAGCATCTATCACAATATCATACACGCTCTCTATCTCCTCATCATTCATAAACTCAATGTAGTGTAGGTTATAGAGTGATAGTAGCCTATGCAGACTCCAAGCAGGGATGTCGGATGGATATTTTGCATCCTCTGCAAATGCTATCAGATACTCGCCATCGTAGTAGTAATAGCAACAATCAGCAGTCTCCTTCTTGAGACCTAATGCCAAGAGCCTACGGCTTTGCTCGACACTTGTACAGACCTGAGATTTGAAATTGAATTTAGTTTCCATTGCGCTTCTTATTCTTTACCCCTTTATACATCTCAACGGCTTTCAGCACTATTGATTCAGTTGCTTTATTTGAGAATATTTTTGAATTGATTGTTACCAGTTACTGTCATTCGCTTCTGGGAGATCGTCGTCATCCTGAGCTTTAGAAGTTGGTTGAGCCCACGGTTTTACGTTTCCGAGCCATGGCATAGCCCTCAACTGTTCCTCAGTCATTCTCTGCATGTATTCAGTAGCAAATGACGCCTTAAGTCCATGTGTCGCGCCATATTTAGGCTCTCTGTACTGGATACCGACAAGGTTCAGCTTGACATTATCAAATAACTTTTCCATAGGCAGACCAGTCTGAGGATCCTTACCCATGTATCCGTTGCTGATGATTCCGACCTTGTTATCGATAGGGATTACCACGCATTGACGAGTCTCGCGATCTCCCTGAATATTCATGACCTTCGCTCCTGGGAGCTTAGTCAGTTCGATTGATAGATTAAGATTTGACATGATTAAATTTATTTTTTGATTACGCTACCATTACCCATTTAACAGTGAAAGATTTAAAAATCGGGTCAAAATACTGATGAACAAGCTGAGAGTTTTTTGTCACCCATTTGCGAGCCTCGGCTGTAGCCTTCCAGCTCCATTTGTTCTCCTTTCCGTCCCACTCAAGGTTTACCCGCTGGTCTATAAGAACCTCAACGCCCTCGATATTTTCCTTGATTGCTTCGTCATGGATAGCTTTAACAGCCTTGACATATTCCGGTCTTGCCCAGTGGCCCTCGTCCTTCAATTTCCAAAGCTTCGCAAGACCAAGCCTTTGTTCAGGAGTTTCGTATGTGCGTCCCTTATCGTTGCGCCATTCGATGGAGTCATAATATGCAATGAACTTATCAACCTCGGCAGCCGGATTGGCGGCATTTCTGAAGAAAAAAATCTTTAAAAATTCTCTTCTCTCTTCTTCTTGCTGAGCGGGCTCAGCACAAGAGAAATTATTATAATTTATTATATATTTATTATTGGGTCTCATTTTGAGACCAGTTTCGTTCTCATTTTGAGACCCCTTTGTTCTCATTTTGAGACCGATCTCATTTTGAGAACCCCCACTCAGAGCGCTTTCTGTGGCGGGTCTCATTTTGAGACCCCTTGCCTTTTTCGCAGTCTCAAGAGAGATATATTCACCCTGTGCAGCTCTGTCAAGAAGGGCCTCATAGTTGGTCGTATATTCAACACATTTGACCTTTCCTTCCATATACTCATGGCGATTAATATAACCAGCCTCATCAAGGTCATTAAGAGTCCTGATAACCGCGCTTTTGCTCGTCTTCAGCCATTTCATCATGTGGCTGAGAGAAACGCGGCAAGTGGACTTCCCGTCCTTAGTATAGCCATGAATCATAGCAAACAGTAGAATCTCATTCTTACCATTGAGATTCAAGTCTGCGATCATCGGAGCCTGGATATTTATGTAATCATTGCGTTTCATGCGTTAATAAATTTCTGAACATTAGACTGCATTAGACTGACGATATCATCGTGATGTGAGCTATTCTTATTGAACTTGCCCCTACATTGAAGTATTGCGCCGTCCTTAAGGCTGAGCTCTATTGTTTCCGTCCTTTGACCGTCATACCTTGCCCCTATGATGAGTATGTCCTGCTTCTTGTAATACTGGTTCTTATATACGCAGTGATGAAGCTCCTCTCCTTCCTTGTAGAAGTCCATGATATCCTGCAGCGGCTTAAGAGATAGCTTTCCTGCCTTGACCTCAACCTGCAGCACATTCTTTATTCTCTCCTTATATTCAGCATTGAGAGAGTCGGCCAGCTTAGCGGCTCGTTCCATCTCCTGACGCAGTCTTTCCCTCTCTGCTTTTTCAGCCAGATTGCGCTTGATGCGTAGAATCCTGTCGTGCTCTCTCTTGAGATTCTTAGGACAGATAAAGACCGGATTCCTCAAATCCTTTCCTGCCTTCTCAAGCTCTTCTATATAGTCAATCCACATGGAAGCATCACGGATGATGTACTTGTGCCTCATGGCCACTCTCAAGCTGTCCCACACATTTCTGACAGTGTACGGATGATAGCAGTAATAATCAAAGACTGACCACTGTTTACCTTTTGCTATGATCTCGGCCCGAGGATCCGTCAAGATTGCTTCCAGTTGGGATATTGCAGCCGTTTCTCTTCGGAGCTTCTTAAGGCCGTTTCTCTTGATGATAGGCAGCAGTTCTACATGTTTGGATGACTCACCGCACAGACGATATCTGTAATGATCATATTTGACCTTTATAGGTGTGTCCATCCTCCATATATCGCAGGCTCCTCCCATTGCTCCTGCTACATTCCTTCCCATGAAGATTGTCTTGCAGCCCGGCTTCATCCAGCACTGCGACACCTCATTCACTGAGCTGCGGAGGACCGGTTCTCCTTTCCGGATATATGACTCGCAAAAGAAAGACCTTACCACCTGCCATTCACCTACCACTCTTACCAGGGAGAAGTACCATTTGTCGTCATGGGTTCTTTTACCAGCACTCCTTTTGACATCCGCCTTAACTCCGCAGTAAGGACATTCGGCAGTCTTCTTTTTCTTGTTATCCCACAGATCACTCGAAAATTCCTTACCGCAGCAGGAGCACCAGGCAGTGCGCTTTCCGATATAAATGACGGCAAAGGCCTGCATAGCCTCAAGTCTTTCAGACGAAGTCATAGACGGAAGTTGAGAGCTCAGAGATGTAACTTCTCTTTCATTCTTAGTTCTCGCCATATCTCAACAGTTAAAAGAGTGATAACTGACAGTCATCCTGCGGCTGCTTCTTGACCGGCTTCTGCACCTTCGGTTTTGCAGCAGCAGTAGTCTTCTCAGCTGTTGGCACCACTATTTTGCAGTTAGGAGCCTTGTCGTCATTAGTGAGTCCCTCGTCAAAAAAGTGTATTGCCATACCATAAATTTCATCGTCGTGAAAGGCTGTCCTTCCTGACTGTTTGACTGTATTGGTAATGTATGAACAACACTGGAGGATGCAGTTCTTGTCAATCAGTTTTCTCGCATTATACTTCTTTGAAAACTCAATATCCTTAGCAGCAACCTCATCAAGATATGTCTTGATAACCTTCTCAAACTCATTCATAGCCTACTTTCTTAAATCAAACTCATCCGCTTTAGCTATCTCAGCTTCGCATCCAAAGGCGAATACTACTCCAGCTGTGAATAGATGTGCGGGATTATAGACAAATGCTACAATAACTAAAACAGCTGCACATGCAATAATCACTGTGCGAAAAGTCTTGTTGATTTTATTTGCTTCTTTCTGTGACATGATTGAATCATTTTTGATTGATTAAACTTTGATTGAATTTACTATGGTTGATCAACTTTTTGCTTGGTGACTATGATCAGCGCCAACCGACCATAGCCTCTTCAATGATTTTCTTTGTGTTTTTGTGACGGCGCTTCACAGCGTTTTTTCTTTGGTGCTCGGGTGAAGCGCCAGCCTCAACCGAGCTAGTACTAACCTAAAATCTAGATTCTGAAAGGGAAGTTCACACCTGCCTTTGGTGACCAGGAATGGATTCGAACCATCATCTCCGCGTCGATTATGGAATTTCAAACAACATCGTTTACGTAGGTACTTTCCAACGCGACGGTTTTCCGCACCATTAACCTACCTGGTCTCGTTGAGGAGCTACCGGGCCTCTTTCGATGACCCCAGCCGCTATCCAGCAAGATGGCTCCTCATTAGTGGAACACCGAGGAATCGAACCTCAACCTCCGCCCTAGTCCAGATTATCAATCCCATTTTGCTTATGGCATTTCAGGCAGCGCACTTCCATTGTGCTAGTGTTCCGATTACACAATCACTCACCTCAACCGCTTTATTATCCATCCATTGATAGTGTTTATGACCTTGAAGTCAGGACCGAGCATCTCTCTCATTACCTCAGTATTAGGAAGGCTGTGACTATAGCTCTGATACCTTTCCTCACCGACTGCGAGAGCATTATTTTTCTCGCTAAAGTCATCTATCGCGCTCATGAAGACCTCCTCTTTACATAGATTCGAGCTGCAGCATTCTCCTTAGCCTTGGCTCTCTCCATCTCTGAGCGTGAGAGCATCTTCCTGTTACCATGCTTCACCACCTTCAGCAGATCATTAGCGAGAAGCTTCTTCACCCATGCCTGACCGTACTCTCTGAATGCCTCACTGGTAGACATGAGATCGCTCTGCGGCTTTTGAATCTTCTGCATCTCAAGGACCATAAGCCTAGCCAGCTCAGGAACCTGGTCGATTATGTCAAGTGCGTTTATCATTGTGAACTTGATTAAGCTGTTCTTGTTACTTTGAAGCCCTTCTTACCAACTTTGTCAACACTCCAGGCACCAACTTTTGTTGACTTGAGCCTTGTACATGCATTCCTCAACGTGATCTCGTTGACCTCGGAATCGAAAAACACATTCGCTCCTATCTCCATCGCTCTGAGCGTGGCGCTCACATTGACTGTCTGTATAACTCCCTCCATTGTTTTTCCGATGAATTTTTATTTTATTTGTATTCGGTATATTTATTGAGTGCAAAAATAGAATTTGTAATTCACTTTTCCAAGAAATTAGTGAATTATTTATCCCTAATATTCACTCAAAAATTGTTAAGTATTATGAATCAAAGACTTAAAATCCTAATTGATGAACTAAAAAAGCGAAGAGACATCCTAACTCAGGCGGAATTAGCAGAAATAGTAGGTATCAGCAGAACACAGTTCTCTGAATTAGTGACAGGAAAGAGACAAATAAGTGACAAAGCAATTCACAAAATCACTCAAGCAATTCCTGAGTTAAACGAAAATTGGCTCCGAACTGGAGAAGGCGAGATGCTGAAGACTACTTCAGCAATCGCAGATAATCATTCGATATCTATCGCGGGAGAAGAGATAAAAGAGAATAATATTAGAGTCAATACGGATGAAACCATCGCGAGTCTCATAGCGGAGGTCGCTGCACAGCGAAGGCTTACGGAGATCGCCCTCAAACAGAACTCAGATCTGATAGCCCTCTTAGGGCAGAGGAAGTAGTTACCTGGTTTCATATACTCTCAAAGTCCGTTACGCCGGACATTTCACAACTTGTGCCAAATCAATCTTTAGCAATACAAATTTTTGAAACATGAAGAAACTAGTATTATCACTTTTACTTTTGGCTAGTGTAAGCATTTTACACGCACAGTCATATAACTTCAATTCTGAAGATAATAAAGCCTATTGGCAGATGGTTTATGAGTCTGATGTAGATATTGTATCTTTACTGACAAATTCAGGCAAATTTGACCAGATAAATAATGTTAATGGAACAATCTCTTCTCGTCTTGTCCCTCAGCAAGTCGACCTCAACGGAAGACGTCGTGGCGAAGTACCGATGTACCTCACTTTATCCAATATAACAGCCTTTGTAAGAATCCAACAAAAAGAAGGCAGATATAGAGTGACTGTAAACCAGATTAATTTTATTGGTAATACCACAACCGGACTAAGCCAGCAAGGTGAACAAACAAGCCTAGAGACCTATGCATTAAAAAGAGATGGAACATTTAAACCCATGTTCTTAAACTCTGCAGCGTCAATACTGGACGAGATGTTTACAGCTTTATTTTCTGAGCAAAATAATCTGAATGACGAATGGTAAAATATAACAACACAGATGGACAAAGACATTTTTTGGAAAGGTTCTAACGCTGTAGATAATGCGAGAATCTGGATTGGCGTTTTTAGCTGGATTGATTTAATCGTAGGAATTGCACTGCTAATATTTTCATTTGGAGAAACAGCGCCGTTGACAATAGGAGCCGTATTAATAGTCTCTGCAATTTCCGGCTTTATTCTGAGAGCCATTTTACGCGGTTTTGAGACCATTGTCAAAGCAAGTGAAGCCTACCTTCAGGATAGACACGAACTCAAAGAACAGGCTAAGCAAAGCGCCGAATAACAAGAAAGGGTGAGGTACCGACAAAACCTCACCCTTATTGCATCTTTCAGATATGGCAGAACACCGATGATGCAGAAGCACGTTACATATAGCAAATCATATGCCGTATGTGACTTATCTGCAAACAGTGTTTGCGACTGGATCTTTGAAAAGAGTTCCAAGTTGATTCATTAGACCTTCAGTCGGTGAAGGTTCTGTATCGGGCAGAGCTACCCGCTGTAGAAAGAACTCATATAACTTCAATGCCTCATCATAATCGTAGCTGGCAAATCCTCCATGAG